ACACGCCAGCGTTGACCATCAAATTCCACGATGTCGTTGGCATTGGCAATTAAAGGTTGTCCGTTGACACCACGCCAGGCAATCGGATTGGCGTCAAAGGTGTATGGATCACCAAAGGGATCAGTTTTGGTGCTGTAGTTATCAGCACTACCAGTGGCTTCAGTAAACAAATAACGCTGTCCTGTCATACTGGAATCTAAGCCGTCACCAGGTGCATTTTTCAGTGGATTGATCACAGCATCAATTGCAGTCAAGGTGTTCTGAGGCACTGTGTCTTGATCAATATTGAACAGTAAGAATCTATCATCTGCAGGATTCAATGCCACTGTACCAATTATCTGACTGTCTTGGTCCCAGGGGTTATCTAGAGTAACATAACTAATCCCTGGCCTTAGAACGCCATATAGGTTAATAACGCTTGGCCATACAAGTTCATCGTCTACAGGAGATGCTGGTGGAGTCAGACTTGTGATAGGTTGTGATATCACATCATTGGGCTGTAATATCTGTAACTGTCCGTTTAGCAACAGCACTTGATAATTGTATGGAGTAACCTTGACTCTTGTGCCCAGCAACAAATCACTTTCAATCACAGCATTTGACGCATCACCTTGACTGTCGTAAATGCTGGCAATCACACGCTCTACAACACCAAGTTTCTTGATCTTAGCCGGACTGCTGATCCAGATGGGCAATCCAAATCGCAAACTACAGATGTCAATAGGATCGTCTGTGCCCACTGGAATGCTTCTTGAACTCCAGTTCACTGACTCTAGTTCTACTACGCTTAGGCTGGTCCAATCAATATAGTTGTCTGTACTTTGTACTTCCAGTGCAGGATTAAACAGTGTTAATATCTGTTCTAGAATCTGCATTTTTTGATTGGTATTACTGGTCCATATATCCAAAGTTAATGTGAGTTTATAAGGAACAGGCATTAATCTTTCAATGGTAAACGCATTGCCTTGAGTTACTTCGTAACTGTCGTTTTCTGTGTCGTAGTATCTTTGCCGAACATTGATTTTGTCTATAAATGTGGGCTCCTGTATTCTTCCTCGATCATAATCAAGACTTGAAATATAAAAAGTCATGATTGGTGTACTAGGCATACTATTAGATGAATTCTGCTGAATAATGGTTTGAGCATTACGGCTTGAATCCCCATAGCGCACAGGTACACGATACAAGGTATCCGGCGGAGAGACGCCAGCTAGATTCTGTCCAAATTCAACTTGAAAGTTGCTAAAGATTCTAGTGAATTGCAACAAGAATCTACGAATTTGCCCGTCATAAAAGAAACTTTGCATAAATTAACTCGACTTTTGCCCTGGTTGTGTAGGCGGATAAGGTTTGGCAGGTTTATTGCCTCCTTGGTCACCATTGTCAGCTTGTATTTTCAACGCCTGACTCAGACTCTGACGACTTGGAATGTTTCCAACATCGTTGGTCTTGACAGTGTATGTATTGTTAACAAACGAACTGCGTAGAGTATTGTTGTCCGGACCTGGTGTAAGATTGGTGCGTACAACTTCTTCAATTTTAACCCAACGAGCTCCGTTAAATCTAAACAGTCGATGTGGAAAGTAATCTAGGCGCAGGCAATACTCTCCAACTTCGGCTTGTAAGGGGAATCTCACACCAGGCGTTACTGGTAACCCATTGGGCGCAACACCATCGCCTGTGAGATAACCCTGTGTGTAACCATCTGCTCTTGGTGTTAGATTTTCGTTTGAAACTGTACGACTAGCATCAGTTTGAGTATAGTCTGCTGTGTAGGTACTGGGATCAGCTGGTGATCCATCAGGGTTAGTTGGTAAAATATAAAATTTAACTGTGTCGTAACCACTCTTGGGCACTTCTTCTTCAGCTTGTACTGCATCGTTGATCTCAAGATCCTTGTTTCGGGTTGATGCACTGTCTGCCAGGGTGTTGATGCGAGTCTTCTCCGCCCAATATTCAGTGTTGGTGATGTCAATATCAGCAGGAGTATTTTTTAATGCCACATAATAAACATTGTCGTAATTTACAATACTACCTGCTGGATAGAAATTACCTGGATCCCAGATATTTTCTGGTTCAAACGGTTGCTGTAGTATGTCTTGATATTCTTGAGCATTGACCATCGGTGTGGCTTTTATACGCCAAAGATGCGGTAACCAAGTTTGGCTAAATCCTTCACTGGCAAAAGCAGCATCTTGTACCACATAAAACTTAGGCAACGCCCTTGGTATGTTGCTGTCCAAGGGATGAAAATCACGAAGATTGGGAACCTCTAGGACATCACCGTTCATGATTTTTCTACCCAGTATATCAATCATGTCGTTGTAGTGAAAAGTTACAAACAGAGTATCATTGTTTAAAAACAAGCCAAATTGTGTGAGATCAAAATCTATATCTTGCGCACGATACACACCGCGCATCACATACACGTCAGGATCATATGCTCGATCACGGTTTTCCAACAACAGTAAATCTTGTATAAACAACGGACTTTCACCAGCGTAGTTTGGCATGGTAGCGTCGTGCTGCGTGTCGGTTGAACTATCGCCTGTGACCTTGGGTCCTAGGTATTTGTGCAAGTAGATATCAAGTCCGCCCACGGTGTACATCTCTGACATGGTTCGATCAATAAATTGATAATCGCGAGTGCGATTTGGGCGATAGAGGCTTAATCTGGGCATTTTAGTTGTTCCTTAAGGTATTTATTGTGCCCGCCCAGCAAGTCCTTGTGAGTACAGTAGGTTGACCAAATATCAACGTAGTGTTATAATTATCGTATATCAAGTAGGGAGATTCCATGAGCACACCAAAAATTGCCAAAAATCAAAAACCACTCAAAGCAATGAGTTCACGATCTGATGCAAAATACACAGGGCCTGAGCCCGAATGGAAAATACAGCCCGACAGCGAAAATAGAGTCAGTAGTCTTAGGAGAGCATTTGGTTGGTATCATTACAGTTTTGGCAAAAAAGAAGCCAAGGAACTGCTGTTAGATTATTTGATCAGAACTGATAGACAAGCCGAAGCAAAGTTGTTTGGGCGAGTGCCCGAGCAGGCAGTGAACTGCACTATTGGCTGGGTATCAAGAATGAATCTGCGTGGGCTAGAGTTACTGAAGGATGAACAGAACAAACTAGAAGCACACATTGCAGATCTCATTACAATAGTTAAATCTAGCAAAGAAGTTGTTGAAGTGGTTGAAGAAACACTTGGTAAGCCCAATATCCAAGACAGACTTCGTGAAAAAGCCACAGAAGTAGCTGGCGAACTTGAAGGTTTACTAGACACCTTGATATCCGAAGGTGTTAAGATCACTGCTGATCACAAGCCTATAAATGTACTGAGAGGCATGAATATCAGCCCTCAGTACATCAGCGTGGTACGTGATAGTTGGCAACGTCACAGAGACGAGTTTGCCGCAGCCATGGAAGGCAAAGACTCGCAACTGGTAGAAGCCTACAACCACTTTGGTAAAATCCAGTTGCGCAATCTGGTAAAATTTGCTGAACAGGTATTGTCCGACTGCGACAGTTATGTACAAATCAAAAAAGTAGAGCGCAAGCCACGCAAGAAAAAGCCAGCAAGTCCAGAAAAACTCACAGCCAAGTTCAAATACCTACGTGAGTTTGCGGAACTCAAACTCACCAGCGAGTCAGTTACAAAACTTGTGGGTGCAGGTGAAGCCTGGCTGTACGATACTAAAAAACGCAAGTTAATACATGTGGTAGCAGATCAGCACGTTGGTGAATTCACAGTTAAAGGATCAGCTATTGTTGGCTTTGATAGCACTGCTTCAGTGCAAAAAACTCTGCGTAAACCCGCAGAGCAAATCAAGGCACTGATGACCGGGGGAGCGCCAGCGGCTCGTAAAGTGTTCAAAGATATCAAGAGCACGGAAAGTAAATTTAATGGGCGCGGCAACGAGAACTTGATCCTACTCCGAGTCCGGTAAATACTGGATCAGGAGCAATCATGCATGCAGGCAGCTTAGAACTCAAAAAACAAGAACTTATTGAATACACACAGCTTCAATTGGGCAATCTCATGATTGATGTTGAGCTAGACCCAGAGCACTATGAAGCTGCTTATCAGAGAACAATAGGTACTTACAGACAACGTGCTCAAAACGCCTATGAAGAGTGTTATATCTTTATGGAATTGATCACTGATCAAAACGAGTACATCCTGCCAAGCGAAGTAGTGCAAGTAAGACAGATTTTCCGCAGAACGTTTGGTCTTGCTACTGGTCCTTTCAGCAGTGCATTTGATCCTTTCAGTCAGGCGCAGATGCAGGTTTATCTGTTGAACTTCAATCAAAGCGGCGGCCTAGCTACCTATGATTTCTACACTCAGTATGTGGAGCTAGCAGCACGTATGTTTGGTGGCTTTATTAATTTTACCTGGAATCCTGTAACTAAAAAACTGCAATTAATCCGTGACCCCAAAGGTACCGGTGAAAATGTTTTGCTCTGGGTTTATCAAATCAAACCAGAAGTTCAGTTGTTGTCTGACTATCAAATTAGCCAATGGATCAAAGATTACATGGTAGCTGCTAGTAAGATGATGGTGGGCGAAGCACGGGAAAAATTTTCGCAGATTGCTGGTCCGGGCGGCGGCAGTACGTTAAACGGTACTGCTATGAAAGCAGAAGCCCAGACACAGATGGATTCGTTAATAGAACAACTCAAGATTTATGTAGATGGTTCGCAGCCCTTGACCTGGGTAATTGGTTAATCTTCACTCTAAATATTTGATTTTTAGTTTTAATCTGTTATAATAGCTCTATGCATCTCATGATTGACATAGAAACGCTAGCCACGGCGCCAGACGCTACAATTTTAACTGTAGCTGCTCAGGCATTTGACCCGTTGGGTCAAGGCTACTACCAATCCAGCTACTACGCTAGAGTGGACTTTGAAAGCCAGGCTGACCGTGCCATAGAACAAGGCACACTAGATTGGTGGGCAAAACAAAGTGAATTTGCTCGCGAAGAGGCTTTCTCTGAAAGTGATCGAAAACCACTGGATCAGGTGCTTGATGAGCTTGGCAAGCTGATATGGAAAAGCAGTGCAATCTGGGCCAATGGACCAACGTTTGACATGACCATATTAGAAAATGCCTACAAAAGCTAT